AAATCAGGAAAAAATGAATATGTTTTAACTACAGATGAAGTGGAAGATTTCACACCGTCTGAAATCAAAACAACTTTTAATGACTTTGGAGAAGAATCACAATACAAACCTTTGAAATTCTAAATTTCAAATTTGACTATTACGGCTGACACACTTATACTTGAATATTAACTAATAAATTATACACACAAAATGGCGACAAATTCCCTAGATGCTGTACTCGCACAGTATGAAAAAGCGAAAAGCGGAGGTAACTCTGCAAACAAAATGTCTCAAGAAGACAGAATGAAAAAATATTTTGCAGCAATCTTGATGCAAAATGAGAACTCAGGACAGAAACGTCTTCGTATTCTACCTACACCTGACGGGTCATCACCTTTCAAAGAAGTATGGTACCACGAAGTACAAGTTGAGGGTAAATGGAATAAAATCTATGACCCAGGAAAGAACGACAACGAGCGTTCACCTTTGACTGAAATTCATGACGAATTAATGTCAACAGGAAAAGAAACTGATAAAGAACTTGCAAAGGCATATAAGCCACGTAAATTCTATATCGTTAAAGTGGTTGACCGTGATAACGAAGCGGACGGAGTTAAGTTTTGGCGTTTTAAACACAATTACAAGAACGAAGGTATCCTTGACAAAATTATTCCGATTTGGAAGGCTAAAGGTGATATCACTGACCCTGTTAGTGGACGTGACCTTATTATAGAATTGACAAAGGCAAAGACACCAAAAGGTGCGACTTACACGGTTATTCAGACTGTTATGCATGACGACCCAACACCTGTTCACACAGATGCTGATACGGCTAAGGCTTGGACTGAGGACCCACTTACTTGGACAGATGTTTACTCTAAGAAACCTGTTGAATATTTGGAAGCAATTGCTCGTGGAGAAACTCCAAGATGGTCATCTGATTTAGGTAAATACGTTTATGGTGATAGTTCATCTGATGAAGGTACTATCGGTGGTTCATATGTTGACCCACAGGCGGGTGCAGAACCTGATGGTGATTTACCATTCTAATTTATAAAAGGGTAGGTACAAGTATATACAAAGTGCCTACCCTTTGTTATTTTTAAACAACAAACAATTTAAATCATAGACATTTATGGCAATAAAGAAAAAAGAATTTTCACTAGATGCAATCAAAGACAAATATTCCACAAAAACAAAATATAAAGAAACAGACTTTTATGAAGTCGGTGAAGCTTTCCATAATAGTTGCGGTATACCTGGTCCTGCTTTGGGTAACATCAACATGTTTTTGGGTCACTCAAACTCTTCGAAAACGACCGCGCTTGTCAAAGCCGCTGTGTCTGTACAGAAGAAGGGGCATTTGCCTGTTTTTGTTATCACCGAGAAAAAATGGAGTTGGGACCACGCAGTAGAACTTGGTCTTGAAGCTAAGATGGTTGATGGTGAATGGGACGGTCAGTTTATTTTTAATGATAATTTTGACTACATAGAACAAGTAACAGATTACATCAACGAACTATTAGACGAACAAGAAAAAGGTAACATTCCTTATTCTCTTTGTTTCCTTTGGGATTCAGTTGGTTCAGTTCCTTGTAAGATGACATTTGACGGTAAAGGTGGTAAACAACATAACGCATCTGTATTAGCGGATAAGATTGGTATGGGTATCCAAGCTCGTATTACCAAATCTCGTAAAGAAGATTGTCCATACACAAACACAATGGTGGTAGTAAATCAACCTTGGGTTGAATTACCTGACAATCCATTTGGACAACCAACAATTAAAGCAAAAGGTGGTGAGGCTCTTTGGTTAGCATCGGCTCTTGTATTTTTGTTTGGTAATCAAAAGAACGCTGGTATCAATCACATTACGGCAACTAAAAACGGTAGAACGGTATCTTATGCCATCAGAACTAAAATATCTGTCCTAAAGAACCATATCAATGGATTAGGATATAAGGATGGTAAGATTATTGCAACCGCACAAGGTTATATTGCTGACGATAAAGATGCTCTTGAAATATACAAAAAAGAGTATTCACAATATTGGAACGCAATACTTACAGGAACAGGTGAAATAACTCTTGATGAGACTGAAGAAACTTTTACAAACGAACCATTTTAATTTAGTTCGTGAAAAAAACACTACTTGTTGACGGAAATAATCTGATGAAAATTGGGTTTCATGGTGTGAAGGATTATTTCCACAATGGAGAACACATTGGAGCGTTGTATCATTTTATGAATACTTTACGTAAATTCATTAACGAACAAAACTTTGACAAGGTAGTGGTACTATGGGATGGTGAAGATTCCACGAGTTTACGTGGAATTCTTTACCCCAAATACAAACAAAACCGACGATTGGTTATGGAGGACGATATCTTTATGTCCTATCTAAAACAAAAAAATCGTATCAAACAGTATTTGGAAGAAGTCTATATTAGACAATTAGAGATTAGCGGAAGAGAAGCTGATGATTTAATTGCGTATTATTGCCAAGTATCTGAAAATGAGAACAAATTAATTTTTTCATCAGACAGAGACTTAACACAACTTATTTCCGAAAAGGTGTCAGTATACTCACCATCAGTTAAAGATACGTTTAAACACGGGGATAAGATTAAATTTGATGACTTTGAGTTCCCACACTATAACGTGAAGACATTGAAGATATTAACTGGTGATAAATCAGATAACATTGAAGGTATATCTCTTTTGGGTGAAAAAACTTTAGTTAAATTTTTTCCTGAGATACTTGAAAAAGAAGTTTCTTATAACGATATTTTAACAAGAGCGGAAGATTTGTTAAAAGAACAAAAAGACAATCAAACTTTAAAAAACCTTTTAACGGGTAAAACAAAATCAGGTATCTTTGAAAAAGAATTTTTCCAAGTAAACGAACAAATTGTTGATTTAGATAATCCTTTATTGACGGATGAAGATAAAGAAGAAATACTATCAATTGTTACAGAAAAATTAGATATTGAAGGTAGAAGTTACAAGAACTTAATTAAATATATGGTTGAGGACGGGTTGTTCAAATACCTACCAAAAGGGGATGATGCATGGACATACTTCATCCAACCATTTATGAAGTTAACAAGAAAAGAAAAAACAAAAACAAACAAAAAATAAATTATGAAAGAACAAGACATTACCAAACTGGAATTCTTGATGACGGTAAATAACAATTTTATCGTACAACGTTTTTTTAACGTTAAGGGGTATAACCCAAAGGCTCACAACTCAGCCGAGTTGATTGACATTATGGATGTTTTCATTTCAGATTTGAAACAAAATTTCAAAATGAAAACTGTAAACTACATGTTGGACAATCAATATCAGATTAGTGAAGACCCTGAGGTATTGAACACATCATTCACTGATGGACCTGAGTCGTTTAACATCTATATCAAAAATGGTGATACAACAATGTGTCATTATACGTTTGATGCTAAACTTTATCCACCAAAGATAAGATACACCGTAGACATACGTCCGTTCCTAAAAGGTATCCTTTTTGGTCTAACTGACATATTGTCTGCAAGAAATTTAACACACGAATACATGGGATATGAGTTAGCTCGTTGATATTTATTCAAATAACAAACATAATATGGCTGACAAAAATTTTGACTATTTGGGAGAGACCTTCCAATTACAACTTCTTAACCAAATAATACTTGATAAGGATTTTTCACACTCAATTATTGAGGTGATTGAATCTACTTATTTTGAAAACAAATACTTTAGATTATTTGTTCAGATGGTTAAAGAATACTATTCAAAGTTTGAACACAGTCCTAGTTTTGAGACAATTCAACAAAAAGCTAAGAGTGAAATTAGTCAGGAGTTATTATTAAAGATAACTCTTGACACTATTTCTGATATACAAAACGTTACCGAAGAGGGTACTCAGTTTGTTCAGGAAAAGGCATTGAAGTTTTGTAAACAACAAGAACTTCAAAAAGTCATGGATAAGGCTAAGAAAATCATTGACCACGGTGAGTTTGAAAACTACGACACCTTGGAAGAAATGGTTAGAGGAGCGTTACAGGTTGGAAACGTGGATAGAGGAACGGGAGATGTGTTTCAAGACTTAGATGAGGTATTGGCGGATGATTATAGACACCCAATTCCTATGGGAATACCGGGTCTTGATAATCTTTTAAAAGGTGGTTTGGCAAAAGGAGAAATTGGTGTTATATTAGCACCCACAGGTGTTGGTAAATCAACATTAACCACAAAGATTGCTAATCACGCTTTTAATTTAGGGTTTAATGTTTTACAGATTTTCTTTGAGGATAACTATAAAATCATTCAGAGAAAACATTTTACGTGTTGGACGGGTATATCACCTGATGAACTTAGTAATAATAAAGAAAAGGTTATGGCAAAAATCGCTGAGATTAAGGAAACGATGCCAAACAAGTTAATTATGAAAAAGTTACCTTCAGACACATTAACAATGAATCAGATTAAGAATCAGATTAGAAAGTTGATTGCTGACGGGACAAAGATTGATGTGGTTATTTTAGATTATATTGATTGTGTATCACCTGAAAAGATGATGGATGATGAATGGAAATCTGAGGGTTCAGTTATGAGAGCATTTGAATCTATGTGTCATGAATTGGATATTGCAGGTTGGACGGCAACACAGGGTAATAGAAGTTCTATTTCATCTGATGTGGTAACAACTGACCAAATGGGTGGTTCAATTAAGAAAGCTCAGGTAGGACACGTTATCATTACGGTAGCAAAATCATTACAACAAAAAGAATTAAATCTTGCAACTATTGCTATTACGAAGTCAAGAATTGGTAAAGACGGGGTAGTATTTGAAAACTGTAAGTTTAATAACGAAATGTTAGAAATTGATACAGAAAGTACTACAACATTCTTAGGACTTGAAGAACAGAAGGAAGAAAGAAATAGAAGTAGAATTAAAGAAATTATGGAGAAAAGAAAACAAACAACAGTATAATTATTAAAATAGAATAAGTTAAAATATGGAAAAATTATTAGAAGAGAATCCAAACCGATTTGTGATATTCCCAATCAAGTACAACGATATTTGGGAATATTATAAGATGCATCAAGCGGCGTTTTGGACGGCAGAAGAAATTGATTTAAGCGGTGACCTAAGAGATTGGGAAAATTTATCAGAGAATGAACAGTATTTTGTAAAAAATATTTTATCGTTTTTTGCAGCATCAGATGGTATCGTAAATGAAAACTTAGCAGAGAATTTCTATAGGGAAGTACAATACCCTGAGGCAAAATTCTTCTATGGTATTCAGTTGGCTATGGAGAATATTCATAGTCTAATGTATTCTCTTCTTATTGATACTTACGTGTCAAATGAAGATGAAAAGAACAAATGTTTTACAGCATTAGATAACCTACCAGCGGTTCAAAAGAAAGCTAAATGGGCTTTGGATTGGATTGATAACGCATCGTTCCAAGAAAGATTGGTTGCGTTTGCGGCAGTTGAGGGTATCTTCTTTTCAGGTTCATTCTGTTCTATCTTTTGGTTGAAATCAAGAGGTATCATGCAAGGATTGTGTAATGCTAACGCTTTAATTTTCAAAGACGAAAACCTACACTGTGACTTCGCAATCCATTTATTGAACAATCACATTGAAAACAAACCGAGTGAGAAAAGAATTAAAGAAATTCTATTATCGGCATTAGAGATTGAAAAAGAGTTTATTACTGAATCACTACCAGTTTCACTTATCGGTATGAATTCAAATTTGATGAAACAATATCTTGAGTTTGTTGTTGATGGATTATTAGTAAAGTTTGGATGTAAAAAACAATTTAATGTTGAGCAACCGTTCAAATTCATGGAACAAATCGCAGTTGAAACAAAGGGTAATTTCTTTGAGTCACGTACCGTTGAGTATCAAAAGGCCAAGTTAAATGAGACCATCTCCTTTACTGACGATTTTTAATTTACTATCTTTTTAAACTATGATGTCACTTAAAATTAAAAAAAGAGGTGGAGATGATTCGTCATTTAATCCACAGAAAATTTATAACCGTATTAAAAGAGCTTCAAAGGGGTTGAGTGTCAACTCCGATGAAATCTTTATCAAGGTTATCACTTCAGTACCGACTGAAGGTATTATTACAACGAAAGAATTAGATAAGTTAATCTATGAAATTGCTGCGGCATTTACAGGTAGTCATCACGATTACTCAAGATTAGCTTCGTCAGTTGCTATTTCATCTTACCATAAGGAAACTGACCCAAGTTTTTCAAATACAATGAATTTGTTAAATAGTGAAGGTATCATTAATGAAAAATTAATGAAAATTATTGAGTCATACGGACCGTCTAAAATTGATGAGATTATTAATCACGATAATGATTATAATTTTGATTATTTTGCTTGGAGGTCACTTGCTGAAATGTATCTTTTAAAGTTGTCAGGAGGTAAAGTGGTTGAACGTCCACAACACATGTATATGAGAGTCGCTCTTTGGGTAACTAATACATTTGAGGAAGCGGTTGAGTATTACCACGCATTATCAACACAAAGAATATCACCGGCAACACCAATTATGATTAACGCTGGTACCAAAGTTCCACAACTTGCTTCTTGTGTTCTTCATTACAATGATTCGGATTCAAGAGAAGGTTTGTTAAACACCATGAGAGATATCTCAACTTACTCATCTGATGCTGCGGGTATCGGACTATCAATGTCTAACATTCGTAGTAAGGAGAGTCGTATTTCATCTTCAGGTGGATATGCTGGTGGACTTTTAAAGTATTTAAAGATTGTTAATGAGTCACTCCGTTTCTTTAACCAACAAGGACGTAGACCTGGTTCTGCAGCAATTTACTTGGAACCTTGGCATAAAGATATCTTTGACCTATTGGAGATTAAAAAGAACACCGGTGCTGAGGAATTAAGAGCTCGTGATTTATTTACAGCGCTTTGGATACCTGATAATTTTATGAACGCAGTTAAGAACAACGAAGATTGGTATTTGTTCTGTCCTAACGATATAATTAAGGCGGGTATCAAACCATTACAAGAAAGTTACGGTGATGAATACGAAGAAAATTATAAATTAGCTGTAAGTATGGGTCTTGGTAAGAAAGTTAAGGCTCAGGAGATTTGGAATAAGATTATTGAATCACAAGTTGAAACGGGTGTTCCATATCTATGTTCTAAAGATAGTGCTAACAGAAAGACAAACCATCAGAACATTGGTGTTATCAAACAATCAAATCTTTGTAATGAGATTTACCAGTATACTGACGAGAAAACTACAGCAATCTGTACTCTTTCATCTATGGTGTTAAAGAACTATGTAAAAGATGGTGAGTTTGATTTTAAAGGGTTGTATGATGAAACCCGTAAGGTTGTTAGAGCATTAAATAAAGTAGTTAACATTAATAGTTATTCAACTGAAAAAGGTCATAAGGGTGGATTAGACCAAAGAGCAATTGCTATTGGAACTCAAGGACTTGCGGACGTATTCTATTTGATGGATTACATCTTCACATCTGAGGAAGCTCGTAAGTTGAACAAAGAAATCTTTGAAACAATTTATTTTGCAGCAATTACTGAAAGTAACAGATTGTGTATAAATGACGAGTATCAACCATATTTTCACTTTGAAGGGTCGCCAATGTCAAAAGGAGTATTCCAATTTGATATGTGGGGATTTAACGAAGATGAGTTATCAGGAAGATGGTCTTGGTCAACTCTAAAAGAGAGTGTTAGTAAGTATGGTGTTTGTAATTCATTATTTACGGCTCAAATGCCTGTAGCATCTTCCGCTAAGATTACAGGTTCATATGAAATGACTGAACCCGCTCACTCAGCAATCTTTAACAGACGTGTAGTTGGTGGAGAGATTATGATTGTTAACAAGTATTTGATTAGTGATTTTGAAAAGATTGGAATTTGGTCTGAAGACTTAAAGAATGAAATTATCATGAACGAAGGTTCAATTCAAAATATTAATTTCAATAACTACCTTGACCAAGAAGATAAGAGATACAACTTCAAAGTTAAAAGAACAGAACACTTAATTAAGAAATATAAAACAATTTGGGAGATTTCACAAAGAGAATTGATTGAGATGGCAGCTGATAGAGCACCATTTATTGACCAATCACAATCAATGAATATCTACATGTCAAACCCAACATTGTCAAAGATTTCATCTTCACATTTCTACGGATGGGAAAAAGGGTTGAAGACACTTTGTTATTACGTTAGAACAAGAGCTATCTCAACAGGAGCAAAACACTTGGCAATGGACGTATCAAAAATTAACAAACCAAAAGCAACTCCTGAACCACCAAAGGTTGATTACAGTTATATGAATCTACCTGACAAACCTGAAAACAGTGAATTTGATTGTTTTGGATGTTCTTCTTAAAAAAATCCGATGTGTTATCCCGAGCTAGGTCGGGATTTTTAATTTCATACTATTTATGAAATATGGGTAATGGTGTAACATACGGTATTAATTTTCCTTTTGGTGATTCCTTAACTGGGAAATATCTTAACTTATCTGAAACTCCTAGTGATGAGATTAAAAATAATTTAATACATTTATTATTAACTCGAAAGGGTAGTAGATATTTTTTACCTGATTTTGGTACAAGATTGTATGAATATATTTTTGAACCATTAGACGGACCAACATTTAATGATATTGAAACTGAAATAAAAGATTCTGTCGAGACATATATACCTAACTTATTAGTAACATCAATAAGTGTTACCGCTCTATCATCTGAAGAAGCGGGTGCGTATGTTACTACAGAAGGAAATGTTGTTAACACACAATTAACTATATCAGGATTGGCAACTAAAGAATATACTGCTAAAGTAAGAATTGACTATCAAATAACAAATGATGTCTTTAACTCAAGTAGTTTTGTAATAATTAATATATAAAATGGCAAACAAACAAATATCATACACGACAAGGGACTTTCAAAATATAAGACAAGAGTTAGTAAATTTTGTTAAAGCGTATTACCCTGAGTTAGTTCAAAATGTTAATGACGCTGCGGTTTTCTCAGTGTTTTTAGACCTTAACGCTGCAGTTACAGATAATTTACATTATCATATTGATAGAGGTATTCAAGAAACTGTATTACAATACGCTCAACAGAGTTCGTCAATATATAACATTGCAAGAACATATGGACTTAAAATTCCTGGTCAAAGACCGTCAGTTGCTTTAGTCGATTTCTCAATTGTAGTTCCTGCTGATGGGGCTCAAGAAAATATTAAATATTGTGGAATATTAAGACGAGGTTCACAAGTATATGGAGCAGGACAAGTTTTTGAAACTGCTGGTGACATAGATTTCTCAAAGGAAACAAATAGTGAAGGTTTTAGAAATAGAACTAAAACACCTATTCAAAATGTGAACGGGATAACAATAAACTATAGAATTACTAAAAGAGAACCAGTAGTTAATGGTATTACTAAAGTTTTTAGAAAGACTATTACTACCTCTGAGTCAAGACCATTTTTAGAATTGTTTTTACCTGAGAAAAATGTTTTAGGGGTTACAAGTGTTTTATTAAAAGATGGACTAAACTACAATAATGTTCCGTCTGTTGAAGAATTTTTAGGTCTAAACAATAGATGGTATGAGGTTGATGCGTTGGCACAAGATAGGATATTTGTTGAAGACCCAACAGGTTCACAGAGTGCCGCTGGGAAAAAAGTTGGTAAGTATCTTCAAACGAGTGATAAGTTTATAACTGAATATACACCACAAGGATTTTTAAAAATAACATTTGGTGGTGGAAGTCAATCAACGGATGAACTATTAAGAGAGTTCGCTATAAATGGAACGCCCTTGGATTTATCTAAATATTCAAATAATTTATCATTAGGTTCAACAATTAATCCAAATACGACATTGTTTGTTCAATATAGAATTGGTGGTGGATTGGGTACTAATTTAGGTACAAGTGTTATTAACCAGATAGGTACTATAAATTTTGCAGTTAATGGACCGAATCCATCAATCAATAGTTCAGTTATTAATAGTATGTCTTGTACAAATGTTACTGCGGCTATTGGTGGGGCTAACGTTCCAACTGTTGAAGAAGTTAGAAACTTAATTGGATTTAACTTTTCTTCTCAAAACAGGGCGGTAACAATTAATGATTATAATGCGGTTTTAAGAAAAATGCCATCACAGTTTGGGGCACCGGCAAAAGTTGCTATAACTGAAGAAGATAATAAAATTAAAGTTAAGATGTTATCTTTTGACGATGAAGGTAAATTAAGTTCAAATATATCAAGTAGTTTAAAAACAAATATCTCAAATTATCTATCAAATTATCGAATGATTAATGATTATATTTCTGTTGAAAGTGCTGAGGTTATTGATTTAAAACTTGAGATTAGTGTGGTATTAGATTCAACACAAAATCAAGGAAGTGTTGTTACCAATATAGTTAATACTGTCGATACCTTTTTTAGTCCTTTAAACAGGAACATGGGTGAAAATGTTTACATATCTGAATTAAAAAGATTAATACAATCATTAAATGGTATTTTATCTATCAGTGAAATAAATGTATTCAATTTAGTCGGTGGGCAGTACTCTTCAAATCAAACATCACAAGCTTATAGTGATAGTGCTACAAAACAAATTGGTTTGATTAATGAAACATTATTTGCAACACCATCACAAATTTATCAAATTAGATTTCCAAATAAGGATATTACTGTAAGTACTTTAAATTTAAGTACAGTTAACTTCTCTTAACTTTGAAACATAATTTACTATTTTGAAAATAGTAGCTAAACTATTTATTAAAAAAGTAAAATGCCGAAGTTATATAGAATACGTACCCAATTAGGTATTAATCAAAATATCCCTGTTAAGATACCTATAGTTTTAGAACAAAATTTTGATACCCTCGAAATTTTGTCTTTAGCGATTCGTCCTGACGATTTTTATATTAGAAGTTGTTCAAACTACGGAGTGGTTTGTGGTAGGGTATTCTGTAATAAAGGGTTTGGTATTCCTAACACTAGAGTTTCAATATTTATCCCAATTGAAGACATTGACACTCAAAATGATTATATCGATTCATTATACCCTTATACAAATTTTACAGATATTAATGATGATGGGTATAGATATAACTTATTACCATATACACAGTCACATACAGGACATGTTCCTGTTGGAACTTTTCCTGAAAGAGAAGATGTTTTAACCGACAACTTATTAGTTCAGGTTTATGAAAAATATTATAAATTTACAGTTAAGACCAATGAGTCAGGTGATTATATGATTTTTGGTGTTCCTACAGGACAACAAACATTATTTATGCAGGTTGACTTATCTGATATCGGAGAGTTCTCATTAACCCCACAGGATTTAATTAGAATGGGAATCGCTACTGAACAATCAGTTGACGGACCTAGATTTAGTTTTTCAACAAACTACGGTGAGTTACCTCAAATTGTTACAACACAAAAAACAGTTCAGATTGAACCATTCTTTGGTGAGTTTGAAATATGTAATTATAATATTGCTCGTGTTGACTTTGACTTAACATCGGAAAATGGTGTTAAATTAGAACCTACCGCAGTTTTTATGGGTTCTCTTATTTCTAATGACGATACACAAAGAGTAGGTAAAAAAGTTTCGTTTTTAGGACAAACAAGTGCTTGTTCAGTTAAAAGAACTGCGGGTGAAATGTGTTCTTTGACAAAGGGTCCTGGTGAAATTATTGCATTACGTCAAACAATTTATAACGATGAAAATGGTAGACCTATTTTAGAACGAGCGGTTTTAGATAATGACGGTAAAGTAATTGATGAAAATGGAGTTTGGGTTTTAGAGGTACCAATGAATTTGGATTATATCTACACCGATGAAAATGGAGAAAGAAAGATAAGTGGAAGTCCTGAAGTAGGAGTACCGACAAGAGGTAAGTATAGATTTAAAATTAAATGGCAACAACCACCTGAAATTGCGGAACCTACTAAAAGAGCATATTTTTTAGCACCTAATATTAAAGAAAGAGGGTGGACAAGTATTGATGCAGACCCTTTAGATTTACCAGCTTCAATTGCAGTAATACCTGATAATACAGGTAGTGGAGCTGGAGAAATTACCGCGCAATTACCAGTTGCTCAGGGTGAATTTTATAGAATAGGGAGAACTCAAAATGTTATTAATTTATCAATTACTGACCCTGATGGTAATCCGTACATTAGTCGAGTTTTTAGAACACCAGGTATATTTACTTTTACTTTTTTAAGAGATGATATAGCTGCTCCATTTATATTTGAATTTGAAAATATTCCTGCTGCTAAATTTATGTTGGAAGGTTCTTATGCCTTTAGTTTAGATTGGAATGATTATGCGGTACCTGAAGAAGCTATTAATTGTGAGGATACATTCTATGATATGTCGTATAATAAAGTTTATACTACAACTCAATTGATTGATAGATATCAGGGTACTCGATTTGCTTGGAATACATTAGGGATTAAAAAAATTACTGACGTTACATGCCAAGGTGATTTTAACACTTTTCCAACAAACGATGTTTTTTATAGAGTTGATTTTTTATATTTAGTAATATCATTCTTTTTACAACTTTTTAAAATCATAGGGATTGTTATTTTATTTGTCTTACATGTTTTTTCGTGGTTAATGACTACAGGATTCCCTATATTATTTAGTATAATTGAGGGTCTTTTGGCTTATCTCGCAGTCTTATTTGTACTACAAGCTATTAACGCAGCTAATTCTGTCACAGGATTTGGTGTTGGGTTAACAGGTCCTGTTGTAGTTGTAAACTACGGTCAAATTTTTGCAGCAATAGGATACACTCTCGCGGCTGCGGTTGTGGTTGGACTTGGAATTTATTTGGCAACTCTTTATGACGATTTTAGAGATGCTGGTAAAAAATTAAAAAACTTCACATTACCACTGGTTTTATACACTGATGATGGATGCGAAACCTGCAGATGTAATATATCGGGAGAAATTAGTAATGAAATTGATAGTACTATATCAGTGTCGGTACAAGTTCAGGGAGATGCTCAAACATCTTATCTAATTAACTCAACGTCAAGTCCTACATATAATGGGATTCCTCTAAATGTTACGAATAATATATCTCAGTTATTAACGGGTTCTTTAGATGGAATATTAACAAGAAGATTTCCTATAAATCCTCTAACAACAGTTAATACAACAACCTATGAGGTTCAACCATTATATCAATATTACACAACAACTGCTCTTCCACCTTCAGAATTATATAATTTATTTAATACAAAATCCAAATATTTTAATAGCGTTCCTGGTTTTGGTGGGGGTAATGAACTTGGTTGGAACCAAATAAAATCAACATGGTTCCCCGCAGATAATACAGGCGCT